CCGCGATCAGCCGGATCGCCTGGCGGTGCCGCATCGGGATCGCATTGCGCGCCGCGGTGATCTCAGCCTGCGTTGAATCGGCATCGAGCAGGTCGGCGTAGCCCGCCACATAGCGGATCTTCACGCCGGCAATCGCCTGCAGGTTGACCGCCGGCCAGTCGGTGCTCGGCTTCAGCATCAGCCGGCCCGGCTCGCTTGCGGTGTCTAGAAAATAGTTCGCCGATGAATAGGTGGCCTCCGCGCCATCCTCACCGGTGTATTTGATCGACACGATGCTGCGCAAAGGCGCGCGCGGGATCTCAACCGGCACGGCCGGCCAGGCATCCAGCGTCCATTCCCATACCGTCGGCATCAACGTGCGCCTGAGCTCGTCCTCGACGTGCTCGCGCGCCGCCTGGATGAGCGACAGCACATACGTGTATTCCACGTCGCTGTCGATGCGGCTGTGCTGCATGATGTCGTCGACGTTGACGGGCTCATACAGCGGCTCGGTGACGCGCTGCAGGCGCATCGCAGGCCGGGGAACGGGCATGAGCGCATGCATGGCTGTCATCCCTCACCCCGCTGCGGCGGCGCATCAGCGCGCTCCGCCGGCGGCGACCACGGCTGCACGAGCTTGTCTTTCAAGAGCTGCACAGCCTCCTCGCCGTCGACCTGCAGCACGGCGCCGGTGTGCCACACCCCGCCGGCAATGACGCACGGCAGGAGCACCTTCACCCACACCTTCGCTTCGGCTTGTTCGCTCGCTTGTTCGCTCATGTCACTTGCTCCGCTTGCGTTTGGGTATGCTGACCTGCGATTCGCCAACCGCCTGCCCATCGAGTTGCACTGAAACGCCGACGGTTTGCATGACCTCTTCCGCTTCTTCCGGCTTCGCTTCAAATGCAAAAGCCAGGTAGTCGGGCACGTTGAGGTAGCCAGCAGCCACCAGCGGGCGCGCCTGCGCCACCGTGAGCTTGATCACCTCGCCCTCGATCAGCCTCGTGAACCTGCCCTCGCCGTCGATCGCGTTCACGGTCTCGCGGGCGATATACATCGCGCGCTCGCTCGTCTGATATGGCGTGAGCGCCTGATCTCCGTCCATGTGAATGACCTCCACGTCAAATCGCGCCATGCTGACGAACCCGGCCCGCAGCGCGTCTTCTGCGAACGGGATGTCCGGCGCCACGTTGGCCGCATCCCCCGCGCGAAAGGCGATCTTCTCCAGCACGTGCCGGCGAAAGAGCGTGCAGCCGTGCCCCACCCCGCTCACGCGCGCCACCCCGTCCCGCCGCGCCTGATCCAGCTCGGCCGGGTAGCGCGACAGGCTCATGCCGAGGTTCACGTCGTTCTCGTAGCGCCAGGCGTTGATCACCAGCGTGTCATGCCTGAGCTGATACACGCCGTAGACCACATCCGCCGGCGTGTCGATCAGCTTCTGCGCCGCGCCGTCGGGCAGCACCATGTCATGCTCGACCGTCAGCAGCGCTTCGGCGTCGCTTCTCAAAAATTGCGCGCGCGCCTGCGCATACTGGTGCGCCACATTGCGCAGGTCGCCCACACCAAACGGGTTGTCGCGCCCGATCACCCACTCGATCTCGCCGTTGACCCGCTGCGCCTCGACAGAACGCCGGCAGTCGGGGTGGATCGCGTCGGATCCGTCCGGCTTCGTCCACGTGGGCGTGAAGATCATCAGCTTCATGTCCTGCTTAATGCCAGGCCTCGCCGAAGCGAGGCAGGTAGGCATGTTTCACCACGATCTCGCTCGTGGCCAGCACCTTCACCCCGCGCTCGCGCGCAGCGGCCATGAAGGACTTGTGCTCAACGTCGTCGCCGTTGGGCTGGTAGCGCAGGCCTGCGCGATACAGGGAGGCCGGCGCGAGATAGCAGCAGCCGACGCTGTCGAGTTCAAGCAACCGGGTATTTCCACGGAAATGCGGCGGCCAGGCGGACGCATCACGACCGTCCTGGATGAAGCCGCCGGTGTCATAGAACCAGCCGCCGTTCTCCATGCTGGCCGGCTTGCGCGCGTCCAGCGTCTCCATGAACACAAACGGCGCGACGATGTCCGTTTCGGAGATCGCCAGCAGCCGCTCGATCAAATCAGCCGGCACGTCGACCAGGTCGACATCCAGCCACAGCACATGCGTGTGCGATTCGCACAGGCAGGTGTCAATCAGATGGTTGCGCGCTCGGGCATTCGGCCCGTATTTGCGGCTCTCTTTTGAAAGCGCATTTGGAACCAGCGCCAGTTGCTTCTCCGGGTGGGACATGCGAACGAAGTGCTCGCATGCCCCACCGAGGAAGACAGTTGGCGTTGTGTCGCGATACGGGACGGCCACCAGAACGCGCGCCATTCGTCTACACCAAAGGGTCAGCCAAAGGCTTACGCCGTCGGGTGCTTGCCGTAAAGAACCGCCTCGGCCTGCAACACCTTGTAAACCGCGTCGAAGTAATAGAACAGGTTGACCTGCCCGTTACCAGCCGCCGAATACGGGTCGCGCAGGAGCGTGAAGCCGTTGCCTTCGCGCAGGCCGACGTAGCCGAAGTCACCGAACACGCTCGACTTGTTGCCAGCGCCGATGGCCGCGATGGCCTGCTCGGAGTTGAACACCGGGAAGCCCCACAGCGTGGTCGAGGCGATCGAGCCGGGCGGCGTGGCCACGAACTGCCAGTTGTTGCCGGTCAGCGCGCGGTAAGCGCCTTCATTCGCGCGCGGGAACACCCACTTCGCGTTGTCGGCATACTCGGCCTTGAGCGAATACACGACCTTGGGGATGTCGCCGGCGGAAGCAGCCGCAGCCGCGCCGAGCGTGACGCTCGTGCCGTTGGCCAGCACCTCGGTGAACAGCAGCTTGTTGTGCGTGATCGCCATGGCGCGCCCGACATAGTCGTTCAGGAAGGCGAGCAGGTTCGCGTCTTCGTCGCGCAGGAGCTCGACCGACAACTGCACCTTCTTGGTGTATTTCACCAGCGTCATCTGCACGCGGTTCAGGACGGGCGCGTCGCGGTCGAAGGCGGCCGCTTCATTCGTCGAGACGAATTCATTGGCGCTGCCGTTGTCCGTGGTGACGTTGACCGTGGTGCCCTTGCCGGGGACCGGCAACACACCCAGCCGCGGGGCCAGCATGCCCTCATTGCGCTTGGCGATGATGCCCTGATAGTGGCCTGTCGGCACGGCATAGCCGCCGTCGGCGACCGTGCCGATGTTCATGTCGGTGTCATTCGAGGCGCGCAGCTCGCGGCTCATGTCGCCGGTGCGGATGTAGTGCGCCAGGGCGCGGGCCTCGCTGTCGCCGAGCTTGGTCTTGTTGACCGCCGGCGCGCCCTGCACTTCGCGGGTCTCCGGCTTGGCGGCCGGCGCGCCCTCGGGCTGGGCCAGTTCGGCCTGCTCGGCTTCCAGCTTCTCGGCGCGGGCGATGTCCGCCTTGAGGGCATCCGCCTGCTTCATGATCTCGTCGAAGGCGGCGCGGGTCTCATCGGTCTGCGGGCCTTCGGCGATCGCCTTGGCGCTGTCAATGAGGCTCGCGCGCTTCTGCATCAATTCGCGCTTGTTCATTTCTGTAAATCTCCTGTGAAAGAATGGGATCGTTACCGGTGCGATAAACGATCAGAGTTCAACTTCAGCGATCCGCAGCCTCATGCGCATCAGCTCTTGCGCCGCCTGGCGCTCCGCTTCGCGCTCAGCCTGCATGCTGGCCGCCTGGCCTTGCTCTTGCTCGGCTGCGCGCTGGTGTTCACTGTTGGGGTTGCCCGCCTGCAGCTCGGTGAGGCGGCTGCGCGCGCTCACGCTCGTCTGCGGGTAGGCGGGATACGTGACCGGGCTTACGTCATAGAGCCGGTCAACTTCGATGATGGTGCGTCGGATCGTGCCATCGTCCGCCCACACCCAGTCGTCATTCAGGACCGAGAAGCCGAAGCTCATCTGGTCGATGTCGCCGCGCTTGACGCTTTCGGCGAGGTCACGCGCATATTGCGTGTCGGGCAGCGTCACTTCCATCCACAAGCCGGTGTCGTCTTCGCGCACGCTCAGCGTGCCGTTCTTGGTGCGGCCGAGGATGAGCGACGGATCGTGGTTGATCAGCGCGCGCACGTCCGAGGTCTTCACGGCATTGCCGAATGCACCCGGCTGCACGCGCTCGCGGAAGCCGCCGAGATCCTCTGACCACGCATTGAAGACGGAGGCATAGCCCACCAGCTTCGCCGGCGCGTCGCCTTCCTGCGCCACGCGCAATTCGCGCACGGGCAGCGTGCGGATCTCTCGGTCGTTGGCTGCAATCTCAGCCGGTCGTTTGTTCATTGCGTCTGCCTCCAGATCGAAAGAGCAAGCCGGAAAAGCAAAAGCGCCCGCCAACCACATCACGAGGTTGGCGGGCGCATCGATTTGCGACTGCCGTTTGTGTGTTTGGATTATATGACTATTTTGCCCAGGCGAGGATGTTATCCGCCAGCGCGGCTGCATCCACCTTCGGCGTGGCATACCAGCGCGCCAGAAAGAAACTCACGCCCTGTTCTACATCGCTTTCACTCATGCTGGCATCCACAGCTCGCACCAGCGGGCGCAGCACGTCGGCCACCCACACGCGGTGCTTCGCGTCGCGATCCGCTGCGCGATTCTCAATCCGCTTGCAGGCGTCAAAGATCAGCGTGCGCAGGGCGCGCTGGGCGTTGCTGTCGACAGGCGCATCGTCCACCGGTGCTGCCGGCGGCTCGACCTGCGGCGGCGGTTCCGGCGCCGGCGGCTCCTCGCCCAGCACGGTCATGTTCATCGGCGTGAGGTAGTCGTCGCCGCCCTCGATCGGGTTCATGTTCTCCATGCGCCGGATGTCGTTGCGGCTCAACCAGCCCCACTGACGCCCGATGCTATAAGCGCTGTAGCGGCTGGCGATGTCGCCGCGCAGGAAGCCGTCGATCATGAACTCGGCAAAGATGGCGTTGCGCTCGATGGGGCCGACCAGGTCGCGCGCGATCGACTGCTCAATGCGCACCAGCCACGGCGTGAGCGAATACGTCACGAAGTCGATGCCCTGGTGCTCGATGTTGCTGAAGGTTGCGCGATCCAGATCCTGAATCATGTGCGGCGGCACGCGGAAGATGCGCGCAATCTCGCCGATCTGGAACTTGCGCGTCTCAAGGAACTGCGCGTCGTCGAGCGGCATGCCCACGTCCTTCCACTGCATGCCCTCCTCGAGGATGGCCACGCGGTTGACGTTGTCGAGGCCCTGATGCCGCGCTTCCCACGAGCTCTTCAGGCGGTTGTAGCCCTCATCGCTCAGCTTGCCGGGATGCTGCAGCACGCCGCCTGGTTTCGCGCCGTTAGCGAAGAAACGCGAGCCCAGCTCCTCGCCGGCCTTGCTCAGGCCGATGGCTTCGCGCGCGAGCGCAATCGGGCTCATGCCCATGATGCCGCCGACGCTCAGGTTGCGGATGTGCCACACGCGATATTTCGGCAGCGCGATCTCCTGATTGTTCGGCAGGCGCGTGTGATACCAGATCTGGCCGTCGTCATGGCGCGCCGGCCAGGTGCGATCCGGGCGCATCGGCCACAGGGCCAGCACGTCGCCGCGCCGGTTCATCTCGATCTCGCAGTAGGCGTTGCCCCACAGCGTGAGGTGCATCATCAGCGTTTCGCGCAGGTCGAACGATGTCATCTCGGGGTTGGGCAAGCTGTGCAAGACTGTGTAAAGCGCGTGACTGTTGGCGCGCTCCTTGCCGTCGGAAGTGCGCCGGTAGGTGATCAGCGGCAGCGACGCCACCGACTGCGACAAGACCATCACGCAGCCGAGCACGGCCGTGTTGGTGATCGCGCTGGACGGGGTGACCGATGCGCCCGGCGTTGCGCCAAGGCTCAGGAAGTCGTTGAGCACCACAGGCTCGCCGATCGGCCCGGGCGGCACCTCGCGCGCCCTGAGCTCGACGGCAGCCGGCGCGCCCCAGAAGCCGTCCCAGACTGAAAGAAGCGATTCTCGAATGCCCATGTTTACACCCTGTTAAACCTCGCGGATGCCCCGCTGTTCATATACGCTCGCTGTGTTCTGATGCCGCATCGCGCGATCCAGCGCCATGATCGAAGCGACAACGCCGTCGATCTTCTCGCGGCTCTTTTGCTTGTTCGGCTTGACATTGCCGGCCGGGTCGCTCGACACCACCACGTTGTCGGCCATCCATCGCAATACAGGATGGCCCGCGTGCCGAAGCTTGCCATCGAGCACCAGCCGGAGCAGCTCCTTCGTCGGCCCGCTCATTGAGTTGAAGCCCTGCCCGAAGCCGACCATCGTCAGGCCGGCGCCCTCGAGCTGCTGAGACACCTGGAATGCACCCCAGCGGTCGAAGGCGATCTCGCGAATGTTGTAGATCTCGGCCATCTCCTCGATGTCGCGCACGATATGGCCATAGTCGATCACGTTGCCCGGCGTGGTGCGGATCAGGCCGGCGCGCGCCCAGGCATCGTAGGGCACGCGATCCTTGCGCGCTCGCTCGATCAGGTTCTCGGACGGGATCCAGAAGACCGGCAGGAGCGTGTGCATCTCGTCCTCGCCGGCTTCGTTTGGGAAGTCGAGCACAAACGCAGCAATGTCGCTCGATGAAGCCAGGTCGAGCCCGCCATAGCAGACAGCGCCTTCAAGCAGCTTGGCGTCGAACGGCGTGCCGCATTTGTCCCACGCCTGCAGGTCGAGCCAGCGTGTCTCCTGTTGCGTCCACTGGTTCAGATGCAAGCGCCGAAAGGTGTTCTGGTAGGCCGGCGAGGCCTGCGCCTTTCTGCACTCCTGCTCGAGGTATTCCATCTTTACCGTCTGGCCGAGCGAGGGGTTCGCCTTCGACCACGTGCCCGGCGCCGTCCAGTCGTCCTGCTCGTCCGCCGCGGCGATATAGGCGAAGAAGGTCGGATCCTCGATGACGCCCTGGAGCACCTGGCGGCCGTATTCGTGCTGCTCATAGCAGATGCTGTTGCGGTCGAAGCCGGCTGTGGTGATCGCCACCGTGAGCGGCTGCCGGCGCGCGCCGGTCGACGTGGTCAGCACGTCCCACAGTTCGCGGTTCGGCTGGGCGTGCAGCTCGTCGAAGATGATGCCGTGCGCGTTCAAGCCGTGCTTGGTCGGCGCGTCGGCGCTCAAGACCTTGTAGCTCGACATCGATTCATTCACGAAGATCGAGCGCTTGTAGACGTTGGAGCGCCTCTTCAGTTCGGGCGAGGCGTCGACCATGCGCCTGGCTTCATCGAACACAATCGAAGCCTGGTCGCGATCGGCGGCGGCGCTGTAAACCTCGGCAGCCGGCTCGCCGTCGGCATACAGGAGGCACAGCGCGATGCCGGCTGAAATGGTCGACTTGCCGTTCTTGCGCGGGATCTCGATGTATGCGGTGCGATACCGGCGCGTGTTGTCGCTCTTGCGCTTCCAGCCGAACAGCGGGCGGATGATGTCGCGCTTCTGCCAGTCAAGCAGCGCGAACGGCC